AAATCTTAGAGATACAGAGCAATGAAGGTGGTTGTGTGAGTCATTGGGATACTCTGATTAGCCGTATATATGAATTGAAGCAGCGTAAGAGGAGTAGGTAATGTATTTATTGGTATTAGTTCATCTAGTATTCTCCCCTGTGCCACAGGTACAGCATATGGAGATTATTAGTTTTCATAGTGGTAAGCAGGATTGTATTAAGGATTTGAAGGCTAGGCGGGAGAAGGTTGGTAAGGATTGGCCTGACCAGTTAAACATTGGCTGTGTCCCTCTTAACGGCAAGCAGGCGTAATATGGTAGATAAGAATCTAATGAATCCTAATTCATTGAAGAACCTGAAGAACAACGGTCGTCAGAAGGGTGCTGGTAACAAGATAGGCAAGGCATTTAAGGATGATTTGTTGGACTTATGGAACTCAATGAAGAAGGATGATGACGGTAGTTTTAAGAAGCGTGGGCAGATTCTTTTAAGGAAGGCAGCCGATAAAGACCCGCTTGGGTTTGTTAAGATGATGGCTACAATGGTTCCTAAAGAGGTCACCCCGTTAGAGGAAGCTAAGGATAAGGCTTCTTTTGCTGAAACGCTTATGCGGATGAATGATAAGACAAAGACTGTTAATGAGGTAGAAGAAGCTATTATTGATGTGGATTCACAGATAGGAAGGATGGGTGAACTTGATGAGTAACATCAAGTGGCCCCTATTGCAAACGAAGTTTGACAATCCGGGTGAACTTGACGAATGAAGATAGCAATAATCGGGTTTAGTAAGTCCAGTTATGATGATGCTCCTTGGGATGATGATACGTGGGAGAAGTGGGGAATGCCTTGGGACTCTAATAATGGTTGGCAGGCTTACACACGTTTATTTGAGATGCACTCTCCTGTGCTGTGGGATTCTAAGATGGCAGAGCCGTTTATTGAGTTTTGGGACGGGGAGAAGTTTCATAGGAAGAGCCACCGCCCTGATGATTATTATCCTTCACATGAGGGTAAAGGTAGATTATTAGAAGCTTCTCTGAGTACTAAGCATAAGGTTTACGCACAGACAGGCGTACCAGAAGATGATGAAAAGGCAGATAAATCCCTTATTACTTACCCTTACCAACGGGTTTCCGAGGTCATTGGTTGCGACTACTTTCAGAGCAGTATTGCTTACGCAATGGCTTTAGCTATCACTGAGATATGTGAAGAGTGGCGTAAAGGCCCTTGGGGTGAGCATCTGATGGGTGTTATGAGTGGTGTTCCTGTACACGAAATAGCCTTATACGGCATTGATGTATCTCCTGATGAGGAATGGGCTTATCAGAGGGCTAATATCGAGTATTTGATTGGTATAGCTAGGGGTATGGGTATTAAGGTGACTATTCCTGAGAGTTCTGCTTTATGTAAGTTTCAGGATCAAACAATAAAGTATGGTGCAATGGATGTGCGATACACAGGTAGATACGGTCAAATAGTAGAGCCACAGACGTTTATAAGGCATTCGTTAGGTGAAAAGTACAGTATTGGGCAATTAAGAGGTATGGACTTACCAAAGCATTTGAAGGAACAGGTGACGCAGTATAATGAGTAGGGACATAATTAAGCAGTTACAGATGTGGAAGGATAAGCCCGATAAGTTTGTTCAGCAGGCTTTTGGTGCGACTCCTGAGAAATGGCAAACTAAGGCATTACGCAGTATTGCTGCTAATGACCGTGTAGCTATTAAATCAGGTCATGGAGTGGGTAAGACGGCATTTCTGGCTTGGACTATTATTTGGTGGTTATTGACACGTTTTCCCGCGAAAATAGCTTGTACAGCCCCTACTTCACATCAGTTGGAAGATGTACTCTGGTCAGAAGTCTCATTTTGGCATAGGAAATTAGACCCTGTGTTTAAGGACTTATTGACCGTTAAGAGTGACCAAGTGGTGCTTAATGCGTCTCCTAGTCTAAGTTTTGCAGTAGCTAGAACAGCCCGTAAGGAGAAGCCAGAAGCATTTCAGGGTTTTCACAGTCCTAATATGTTATTTTTGATTGATGAGGCTTCTGGAGTAGATCCTATTATCTTTGAGGTAGGTGAAGGAGCAATGTCAACGGCTGGAGCAAAAACAGTTATGACAGGCAACCCGACACGTACAAGTGGTTATTTCTATGATGCGTTTAATAAAATGCGTGACTGGTGGGTAACGGATACAGTAGGTTGTGCTGATTCCACACAGGCTACAGATGAGTATGTAGAACAAATGGCACAGAAGTGGGGTACAGAGTCAAATGTATATTCTGTGCGTGTTTTGGGTCATTTCCCGCAGGATGATGATGATTCTATTATCTCAAGGGCTTTAGTAGAGGCTTCTGTAGATAGAGACATCTTTATCCCCAAAGAAGACCCAGTAATATGGGGATTGGATGTAGCACGTTTTGGTAGTGATAAAACAGCCTTATGTGTCCGTAAAGGGCGTAAGATTCTTGGTAAGGTAGAAACGTGGCGAAATAAAGATACAATGCAGGTAGCAGGTATTATTAAAGCTAAATACGATAAGGTGGCAGGCTATGAAACAGAACGACCCCTTGAAATTATGGTTGATTCAATTGGAGTCGGGGCTGGAGTCGTGGATAGATTACGTGAAATGGGCCTACCCGTACGAGGAATCAATGTTGCTGAGTCAGCGTCTATCGACACTTTATACCATCGTCTCAGAGATGAATTGTGGTACAGAGCCAAAGAATGGTTTGACGGAAAAGACGTAACTATGGACAATGATGAAGATCTTATAGAGGAATTATGCGCTATAAGGTATGAATATACGTCTTTAGGCAAGTTAAAAGCTGAAAGTAAAGACGATATGAAAAAGCGTGGATTACCCAGTCCTGACTTAGCTGACGCTTTTTGTCTTACTTTTGCTAATAATAATACGGTTCACGCAAACAGTTCTTGGAGTAAAAAGCTGGAATACCCAGATTTGTATCTGCCATGAATACACAAAAACGTAGACGCAAAAAACGTAGACATGATTTAATCAATGCCCAAGGTGGTATTTGTAACCGTTGTAAATTAGTTTATAACGGTGATAATGCCTATATTTTTGATTTCCACCATAAAGAAGGTGTTGAAAAGCTTTTTACGGTAGGTGAGGCAAATATGAATAGAAGGTGGTCTGTACTTCAGACAGAAGCCGAAAAATGTATACTTCTTTGCTCAAATTGCCACCGCACGATTCACTATGAAAATAAGTGTAAAAAAGTTACACAAAGTAAGACAGAATGAACTCTTTAATATAAAATAACTCCGAGGTATAAAATGGCAGTATCAGAATTTTGGCGTATTGAAAGCCGACACAACCAATTAGTGCGTAAGTGCGAAGCTTTGACCAAGCGTGTAGAGGTATTAGAGGCGACTTTGTCTTCCCTTACTGAGGGTGGGCCTACTGAGTCATTGGTTGATAAAATAATGAAAAAGAAGCCGATTAAAAAATTAAAGAAGGCAACTGGATAACGGAGTGAAATAGTGCCACAAAGAGGAAAAGCCAAAAAGAATGGTGAGAAAATCACCGAGGATAAGCTCAAAGCCATACTGGATTTTGAAGTACGTGGGGCTTTAGGCAGACATGATGGCGAGTTATCAGAACAGCGTAGAAAGGCTATGCGAGCTTACTATGGCGAAAGTATTGGTAACGAAGTTGCTGGTCGGTCACGTATTGTAACACGTGATGTCATGGAAGTCGTGGAGTGGGCATTGCCTGAATTAATGGATGTTTTTACTACAGAAGATATTGTAGCCCGATTTTCGCCCAACGCAGAACAAGATGAAGCTGAAGCGCAACAAGCAACAGACTATGTAAACCATGTGTTTTTCAATGTAAATCATGGTTACGAAATATTTCACGATATGTTTAAGGATGCCTTAATGCAGAAGACGGGTGTCGTTAAGATATGGTGGGATGATACTGTAGATTTGAAGCGGGAGGAATATAGTGGACTTGATGAAATGTCGTTGCAGAAGTTGGCTTCAGAAGATGATGTTGAAATTGTGGCACATTCCGCGACTCCGATCACGGATCAAGAGACAACGGCAGCACTAGGTTTGCCACCCGATATGCCTTTAATGGTGCATGACGTTGACGTTGAGCGTGTAAACTCACGTGGTAAAATATGTGTTGAAGTAGTGCCACCAGAGGAGTTTTTAGTATCTAAAAGAGCTAAGACGATAGACGATGCGGAGTATAAGGGGCATCGTATTCAGATGACGTTATCTGACTTACAGCAATTATATCCCGAAGTCGACATGGAAGAAATTAAAAACATGGCTGGGGATGACAACCAAGAGTGGGATGAGGAATATACTGCACGGCATGATTTTGATGATGTATATGGTGGGGATCGTAATTATGATGATAATTGGTTAGGTCGGAAGGTTTGGATTACTGAGTCGTATATTAACGTAGATTGGGATAATGACGGTGTAGCCGAGCTACGTAAGATTACTAAAGCGGGTAATACTATCCTTGAAAATATTGAGGTAGAAGATCATCCTTTTGCGCTGATAACGCCTATTAAGATACCACATAAGCTAATTGGAATGAGTTTAGCCGATATTACGATGGACTTGCAGGTTACTAAATCTGCTATTTTGCGCGGTATTTTAGACAATATATACAATTTAAATCATGGGCGTTTTGAGGCTCTTGATGGCAATGTTAATTATGATGATCTTCTGACATCCCGACCCGGTGGTGTAATACGGGTTAAGCAGATGGGAGCAATCAGGCGTTTAGACACACCTTCATTACCCAACGGTGGTTTTGATATGCTAAACGTAATAGATAGAATGCGAGACGGTAGGACGGGCATTTCCAAGTTTAGAACAGGCTTGGATACTGACTTTTTGAATAATGCAAAAGCAGGCCCGGTAGACAACCAGATGGAGGCCGCTAATGCCCGTATCCGTCTATACGCGAGAAACTTTAAGGAAACGGGTGTAAAACAGATATTTACTAAGATTTATAATACTATGGTACGCCACCAGCAACATCAAGATGTGATTAAGTTGCGCGGTAAGTGGGTTCCAATTGATCCATCTGCTTGGGGTGGTGATTGTAATGTTACAGTTCAAACGGGTTTAGGTCACGGAGATAAAGGCAAGAGAATACAGGAAATGACGATGGTAGGCCAACAGATGTCTATGTTGCGTCAAGATCCTGAGATGAAGGACATGGTTTCTAGAGACAACATTTACCATACGTTTTCGGAAGGGCTGAAGGCAATGGACTACAAGAATGTTGGGGATTTCATTACAAACCCAAAAAAGCTTCAGCCGTACAAGCCTCAGCCCGACCCGAAAGTGCAAGCAGAACAAGCAAAAGCACAAATGGAGATGAAGAAAATTGAACTTGAAACGCAGAAGATGCAACAGGCTGCCCAGATGGATCAACAGAAGGCTCAGTTGGCAGCCCAGCAAGCTCAACAAAAGTCTCAGTTGGATGTTGCCAGATTACAGATGGATGCTCAAAAAGAAGAGGCTAAAGCCCAGATTGAGATGGCTAAAATGCAGTCTCAGTTACAAGCAGCACAGCAACAGAACATGATTGAGCATGAGAAGAGCCAGATAGAGGTAATGAAGGTTCAGGCTGATATGGCTAGGATGGCAGCAGAACACGCACTGAAAGAGAAGGAATTTGTGCTTAAAGTGGCTGAATTAGAATTGGAACAACAGCAGGATCGTCCTGTAAAGATAGGAGAGTAAATGGGTCAGCGATCACTCTTAAATGCGGGTTCTAACCCTGCTGGATTAAATGGGTATTCCCCATTAGAGCTATTGAAAGAGTCGAGTATGGCAACTTTACAAAGAGAAGCCAGTAGGATGGGTGGTGGAATGATTTCAGACCCTAATATGCAAGATAGGTTCTCATTTAGTGTTATGGCCCCACCACCTTCTAGGGCAGATATGATGATGGGTGGTGAGCAAGTAATGGGCATGATGCCAATGGCTGGCATAACAGCATTTCATGGCTCACCACATAAGTTTACTAAGTTTGACATGAGCAAGATAGGAACTGGTGAGGGAGCGCAAGCCTATGGGCATGGGTTGTATATGGCAGAGAATCCGAATGTTGCTAATGAATACGCTGATAAACTTGCTACGCTCAAGGGACATTCTGTCAATCTGGATGGGATTGATATTAAGCAAATGGCACATTACAGTGATGAACCATCCTATGTTCAAGGTGTTGAAAAAAAGTATAACAAGGGGGTTGCCGAGGTGGTTAAGCAGATCCAAGACGAAGGATATATGCAGACAAGAGATACTTTGTATAACCATAAAGAGGATTTAAAAGGTGCTGTTTTTCCAACTCATGGGTATGATTCATATGAGGATTTGCTGTATAGGTACGTATTCGCGGAACACAAGATATCTGAAAATGTGGCATTGAACAGAAATCTGTACAAAGTAGACATCCCTGACGATCAGATTGCCAAGATGCTTGATTGGGATAAGCCTTTGAGTGAGCAGGTTGGTAAGGTCAAGGGTTCGTTGTTGCGTGATGAGGCTGGCGGTGATTATGCCTATCGAGAATGGCCCGGCTCTGCGTATGAGCCTCCGAGCGGGAAAACTTTATTTCGTGAAGGTTATACAGGAGAGGATGGTTGGCAGGGCTTGGTGGATACAATGGGGGAAGTGAAGGCATCAGAATACTTACATTCGCAAGGCATCCCCGGCATCAAGTATCTGGATGCTGGCTCAAGATCAGGTGGTCAAGGCACATCCAACTTTGTTCTATTCTCAGATGATATTGCAAAAATATTAGAGCGTAATGACCAACCAATAGGACTTATTCATGGAAGATGAAGGACAGAGAGCAGAAGAGATAGATAGAGGGAATAAGGCTAAGGTCATTCTCTCAGATCCACTATTTCAAGAAGCTTTCGATCAGTTGCGAGAGTTATACATGAACGCTTGGGAACAAACCACTATAAAGGATTCCGATACAAGGGAGCGGTTATGGATGATGATTGCCAATTTAGGTGATGTAAAGGCTCACTTAAAGACGGTTTTAGAAACCGGACAAATGTCAGAACAACAACTTGATGATTTAGATTTACAAGATGCAGAAGATTCTGGCGTGTTAAAACGTAAATTAAAACAGTGGGGAGTAAGAACATGACCCTACGCAACCAAGGATTAAGATTATGAGTATGTCACCTTTTTATAGGAAGATGCGTGTGAAAGAAACGGCACACGTTGAGAAACTAGCTACAATGACTATCACAGCAGATACGACTTTGCAGCCAGAGGATTCCGGAAAGGTTATCTTCATGGGAAAGAATGGGGTTGATATTACCTTGCCTGACCCTCCGTTTGAAGGATTTAATGTAAAGATCATTCTTAACGAAGATAACGCAACCGCAGCTTGTACTGTTACTTGTAACGGAACAGGGGAATTTTTTGCAGGTTCTATCGGTTCAGCAACACATGATGATACCGTTGATTCAGCTATATTTAATGGTAGTTCACATGATGTGTGTACTTTTCATGCAACAAACGCAGAAGCTGGCGATTGGATTGAGCTTGTATCTGATGGTTCTACGTGGTTTATTTGTGGACAATCAGCAGTGGTTGCTGGTATTGCAGCTTCAACATCGTAATAATAGTACTGTCCATTAAAGACGGGATGAGTAACTACGTTACTCTCTATTGCTAACGCAATAGGAATTGATCTCTTTTATTGGATAAGACTAAACTTAAACTTTTTGAACCTCTTTTTTACTATAGGCTTATAAAAAGGGCGTGTCAAGGAAAAAATTCAGAGAGTGGCCCTAGACTCACGGTCGAAGGCACTCAGGAGAGATTAAATGGCAGAGACTAATCCACCGGAAGTCCCAGCAGGTCAACAAGTTAACATGAGTAGGGCAACTGCTTCTGAGCATGAGGCTGCACAGCAAATATTGCAGTCAGGATTACTACCAGACGTTGATAATGAGGGTGAACAATATGAACCCCGTATCGCTGCAACTGGGTCTGAAAATCCTGCACAAGAAGATGATGGGGAAGAAGTTGCAGAAGAAGTAGCTGAAGAAGAACCTCAAGAGGATTCTGAAGCTGAAGAAGAAGATGATTACGAGCAAGTTGAGGAACCGACCTATACCGTTAGAAGTAACGGGAAAAACGTGTCCGTCACCCTAGATGAACTCACACGTGGCTACCAAAAAGGTAGCGACTATACGCAAAAGACGCAGGACTTGTCGAAATCTCGCAAAGAGTTTGAGACAGAACGGCAAGCGGTAAATCAGGAACGAATACAGTATCAGCAGGCTTTAGGCCAGTTTCAGCAGATTTTGGCAGAGAACACCCAGCAATACGACAATATTGATTGGCAAGCTTTGGCAGAGGAAGACCCGACAATGTATGTCCTTAAACAACAAGAACGGACTGAATTGCGGGAACGTGCTGGGCAGGTACGGGCAGAGCAGGATCGTATGCAACACACCAGTAACCAAGAGGCCCACAGACAACGGGAGAACCTTTTGAGGGATGAGGGTGAGTATATGGTTCAGGAATTTCCAGATTGGCTTGACCCGGCTAAGAAGTCGAAAATGGCACAAAGCTGGACTGATTATGCCGTATCTCAAGGCTACAGCCAAGAAGATATGGATGCTATTACTGACCATCGTTCTTTTAAAATCTTAGATAAGGCTATGAAGTATGATGCTATACAGAAAAAGACCTTGAAAAAGACCGCAAAAGTTCCAAGAACTGCAAAGCCCGGTACTACTGGCAGCAGAAAGTCTGCTAAATCGGGTAACTTAAATACACAAATGAAACAGTTGCGTAAGACGGGCAAATTAGACGATGCAGCGCAATTGATTTTCGATTCACTCTAGGAGTTTAGCATGGCTATTTTACAAAATACCGCAGAATATTTTGCGGGAACAACCACGGAAACCGGGGATATTAAAGGTGTTCGTGAAGATTTATCTGATGTAATTTATAACATCAGTCCAACAGAAACTCCATTTATGAGCAACATTGGGCGCACTAAAGCAAGCTCAACGCGCCATGAATGGCAAACTGATTCACTGGCTACTGCTGGTGCTAATGCGGTAGATCAAGGACATAACTTTGATACTACAACCACTAACCCGATTGATGCCGTTGCTGCTACGAGTCGGTTGTCTAACTTCACGCAGATTTCTAACGCATCTGTCGTTATTGCTGGTACGACTGAGGCAATATTAAAGGCGGGTCGTAAGTCTGAATTGGCTTACCAAATTGCCAAAAAAGGTAAAGAATTGAAGCGTGATTGTGAGTTCGTTCTTTCTACTGGTACTGCTGGTGAGAGTATTGCCGCTTCCGGTACTGCTGCTGAATTGCGCGGTCTAGAGAATTGGATGAGTACCAATGCCAGTCATAACGGCTCTGGTGCTACCGTCACGACTCCGACTACGAATGTTACTGATGGTACACAGCGTAATATTACTGAAGACTTGGTCAGAGCGCAGATTTCTGCTGCTTGGACACTTGGTGGTGATCCAAACATCATCCTTTGTGGCCCCAAGAATAAACAGAATATTTCGTCTCAGTTTGCAGGTATTGCTACCTTGTATCGTGGTGCTGAAAATGGCCCCGCTACAATTGTAGGTGCTTCTGATATGTATGTATCTGATTTCGGGGAGTTGAAAGTTGTTCCATCACGATTTAGTCGTGATCGTACAGTTTCAATCCTTCAAACGGATATGTGGGCTGTTGCTTATTTACGACCATTCAAAGTCGTAGAGCTTGCAAAAACCGGAGATGCAGAGAAACGGATGTTGCTTGCAGAGTACACGCTTGAAGCTAGAAACGAAGCAGCTTCTGCTAAAGTAGCTGATTTGACAGTATCACTAATTTAATTAGTGTTCGGGGATGGGAGGGGCTACGGCCCCTCCTTATTCTTAATATAAATTTCTTCATAATACAGGATACTTGATATGCCCCACGGAAAAGGTACATACGGTAGTACAAAAGGCAGGCCACCAAAACGACCAACAGTTAAAAAAAACAACAACAAAACCAAGCCAAAACCTACTAAAAAATATTCGTAACTAGGAAGGTTGCTATGACAGAGAAGAGAGTTTTGGGCAGTGCCGACTGGGGTGCTAACTTAGTAAAGACGGAAGCTTGGACTGACGAAGGTAAAATCATTGTTGAGTCTACGCAGGATGTCAAAGAAATAGCTGTTGGTAACAGGCGGGAGTATAATGAAGCTTGTGTGCGTAATAACAGTAAATTCCAGAGGGGTGACCATTTTAGAAAGGTTGCTACCATACCAAATATTGTAGTAGATGAGTTGATGCGTTCAGGTAAATGGTTTGATAAGCAATTTATGAAGCGATGGCTTAATGACCAAGATAATAAGATGTGGAGAACATCTGGAGGAGTGGTTTAAATGGCTTTAGATAGTTTCACAAATTTAACCGCAGCTATAGCAGATTGGGCAGATAGAACCGACTTAACTGCAAGAATACCGGATTTTGTCAAATTGGCTGAAGCCCGTATTGGGCGTGATTTAAGGATCAGAGCGTTGGAACTTAGGTCGCAAATGTCTACTGTGAGTGGTCAAAATTATTACACACTACCACCGGGTTATAGGCAGGCTAGGCATTTTAAATTGGTTAATGGTGCGGGTGGAGTTCCAGCAGATCTAGAGTATAAAACTCCAGAAGCCTTAGATGTGGCTAATCTTGGAGGTACTGGGCTACCAAGATATTACACAATTGTGGCTAATGAGATACGCATTGTGCCTACTCCCAGTGCGGCATATTCTTTAGAAATTTTATACTACAAAGCTCCTACTGCATTAAGTACTTCCAATGAAGCAAATATTCTTTTAGAAGAAAACCCAGATATTTATTTGTATGCCTCTTTAATTGAACTATGGACATACCTACGGGATGATGCGGAATCACAAAAGTGGGGATTATTGTACGGTAAAGCCATTGAAGCTTCACAAGCCGCAGATGACCGTGATAGACATTCTGGCGGGGCTATGCACGTGAGTGGGGAGTCTTATGGCTGGTAATACTACTTGGACAAATGTGTCTCAGGCACAACATTGGTCGCAGTCTACCAATACTTGGGCTACAGAGTCTGGGACATGGGGGTCTAAAACAACACGATGGTCTTTAGACTACAGTGCCTGCTGGTCAGATGTGAGAGGCACTTGGGATACGATCTCAATATTCAAATTTTTGTGGGGAGCGGTTTAAATGGGCTTGGAAACAGTATTAAACATATCAGATTTAGTTATTACCAATCCGCTTGTCACTGATGAAGTGGGCGCGGGTGATGACCATTTAAGGAACATTAAAGTTGCCTTGAAAACCGATTTCCCTAACTTTGTTACATCCACAACTGGCTGTACTGCAACACAAGCAGAATTGACTAAGCTTGCTGGGGTAACGGGCGGGACATTGACTGCTTCTAAGGCGGTTGTTCTTGGGTCATCTAGTCAGGTCAATACATGGGTAGTAGATAATATTACATTAGATGCAAATACGATCTCCAGTACAAATAGTAATGGGAATCTTATTTTAGCTCCAAATGGGACGGGGAAAGTTGATGTTCAAGGTGGGTTTATTACATCTGGCACGGCTTCACTAAGCGGTGCTGGGGCTTTGCCTGTGACAGATTCGATAGTAGAATGGACAACCACATCAGCAGATGCGGGTACTCTAGCGGATGGCGTGGAAGGTCAACATCTCTTTGTTATTTTAATAGTGGATGGTGGGAATGGAACTTTAACCCCAACCACAAGAGGTGGGTATTCCAACATTACTTTTGCAGATGCTGGTGATTCAGTGCATTTGCTTTTTACTAATTCTCGCTGGTACGTGGTAGGTCAAGGTGGACTCTCTACTGGCCCAGTGGTAGCGTAGGATAATAACATGGGATTAGAAAGTGTTACACATATAAGTGACCTAGTCGCTAGTTATCCTTTGTCTACGGATACACGTAGTGAAGGTGATGACCACATACGCAATATTAAAGATGCCTTATTAAGGGATTTCCCTAATATTAACGCTATAGTGAGTGTTACCCCCGCAGAGCTAAATTATCTGGATGGGGTAACTTCAGGGATTCAAGGACAGATAGATACTCTTGAATCAGCTACTATTTCAACTATTGATGATGATAATTTTACTCTTCAGGATAATTCAGATACAACTAAGAAAGCTCAGTTCCAATGTTCTGGAATATCAGGCAGTACAACGAGAACCTTTACATTCCCAGATGCGAATACAACAATAGTTGGCACTGATACTACTCAAACATTGACCAATAAAACATTAACAACCCCTACATTAACAAGCCCTGTCATTGGTGGAACATGGAGTTCTTATACCACAACCACAGGTAAAGCTTTAGTCATGGGATTCTAGGAGACTACAAATGGCAAGTGAAGTATTAAAACTAGCAACATTTAGAGGGGATGCATCGTCTGTACAGGCTTTACTGACGGTAGCTGCTGGACATACCTATACTGTTTTAAGTGTTACGATCTGTGAAACAGGAAATGCAGCGGAAACTTTTCAGCTATTAATTGATGATGGTGGTGGAGGAGCAGATACGTATATCTATTTTGACCAAGCTTTGGCGGCTAAAACTACCTTTGAACATACAAGTAAATTTGTCATGGAAGCTTCTGATCATTTATCTATTATTACTGCTAGTGCATCTAATATTGATGTATGTGTCAGTTACTTAGATCAAACATTATAAGTGAGGGGTAATAATAAATGAGTGGAATAGTTGGTAATAACACAGGCAGAGGTTCCGGTACAGTTGCGGCAGCATCTGTTACTGGGGCTGCAATTGCAGATGATGCTATTGATTCACAACATTACACAGATGGCAGTATTGATAACGCACACGTAGCAGATGATGCGATAGACTCTGAGCATTACGCTGCCGCTTCTATAGATGAGCCACACTTGGCAGATAACAGTGTGGATAGTAGGGCTTATGTAGACGCA